CTATGTCAACTCCAACAATGTTCGGTATTACTTTTTCTCCTAAATCAGCAGTAAATCCTATAACACACCCTGCTCCCGCGTGAACATCTGGCATAATTCTTATCTTGCAATCCGAAAATGCCGGCTGTTTTACAAGCGTATATATCTGATTTAATGCTTCATGTTCTATATTTTCTGTAAATATTTTCAAATCAGCCATAATATGTTCCCCTTTCTGTTGATAATCAGCAATCATTATTTTAGCTGTAATAAACCATTTTGTGGCACAAAGGACATTCGCACTTCCAGTTATCGCCCTCTCGTTGGTCGCCACAGTATATATATTCTTCTTCAATCGCTTCAAAAATCGTCCAACAATTCTTGCATTTAAATCTTAGTGGTTTTTTGGCTATGTTCAAATCACCCTTTTTAATTATTTTCATAATCTCACTTCTTCCCCTCACTATTCGCTAATGATTTTGTTTCCTCTATAATTTTCATTGCTAATGCTCTTGAAAATTCATAATTATTTTCCGGGTATCTGCCTAAAATTGATTTTGCATACTCATTGACTGCATCGACCGAAATATCAATGCCAATAGTCATATCATGAAATTCGGATGTTTCTATCGGCTCGCCATTTCTACCGCCTATTTCGTGTGATTGTGCTTCTCTAAGCGCTTCACGCTCTATTGATTTAATTACTTCTGCCATGCTCATAGCTCAAACACGCTCCCATATGCTACTCAACTACATACCAATCTTCTGCTAAACAATCATTAATTGACGGAACCCATGTAGAAACAGTGTCATTAACATTTTTGATAGCAAAATACGAATTGTAATGTACTAAATCGTCTTTATCTGCAATAGATTTTCCAATTTCTGTATAAGACTTAAAATTGCCAGCCGGAACGTAATACACAAACATTCCCTTGCCATTCCAACCTTTTCTTGCTACTTTTTTGCTGTTTTTTAATGCTTCAATTGCCTGTCCAAAATTCATAATTTATTTTCTCCTTTACAATTTATTATTTTTCATTTTCCATAAATCTTTCAAAATCTTCCATGCATTTATAGCACAAGTCGTATGTGGTATTAAAAATGCCGTTCTTTGTAACCGAATTTTCACACAGTATTCCTTTTTTAATTTCTGCACCACATCTATCGCAAGTGCACCATTTTCTTTCATGCTCCATTTTTCATAAACCTCTTGAACTCTTTCCTGCACTTAGGGCATAAATCGTATTGCGTATCATCTCTCCATATAGCCATTGGAAACACTTCCTTTGCTAAAGCTTCGGCTGTACATATGCTTTTTTCGTGAAGAGGTTTTACCTCTCTTGTTTTGATATATGCATATTTTTCATCGTATCGTATTATTTCTTTTCCGCACCTGTCGCAAGTGCGCCATTCTTTTTGATGTTTCATTCTTCCACCACCTATTCTATATGCTTAAATGTTCGCTACAATCATTGTCAAAAGAAATATAATATTTAAGAAACCCACTTCTGCGACTTCTCTAATATTTTTGGATTTCTTTATGAGCCATAACGATAAGAGATAGTAAATAAACAATGCTATTTTGCACAATATCATTCTTCCACCAACTTTCTAAGCACCATACATAAACATATTTCCAAAATGAAAATCATTTAGTGCTTTTTCTAATTCATCTTTGTACCTAAATGGACTTAAAGGGCTTTTTATTTCTTCCCTCAATACAGGTGACATATTGTCTATCAAAATGCCTTGTGTAGCACTTGCAAGATTTTGTGGTGGCAAATCCGCTAAAGCGCATAATTCCATTCTTTTATGGTCGCATTTTTCAGATTTAGGGCAACTTTTACATTTTTCTGCCAATTTACTTAAAGACTCTGCCATTACTACACCAACTTTCTACCGCAGATAGGGCAAAATTTTATATCTTCGATTTCAATTCCAGCCATAAAAGGGTCACTACATCCGAAAAATAAATGAAATGCATTTTTAAATTCAACAATTTGTGTTTCATTTTTTTCGGGATAATATCCGCCTCTAAAAGCTCCTTGCTTGATTTTTTCCAATTTTCCTATTTTGCAACAAAATTCACACATATTACACCTCAATCCCATATTCTTTGAAATAGTTTTCAATATCTCAATGCCTAGCTCTTCTGCCTTTTAATACATTTGTCTTGTGGATAAATAATATGTGTTTTTATATCCATGTTGGTTGTACAGTCTATCTCGGAACTATATTTTGCACATTTTTCTCTGTACTCGCATTTATCGCACTCTATATCTTTTTCTCTATATTTTCTTGGCTTGTATTTCTTAAAATCCTTGCACTCACAGTCAAGTGATGTATCATTCCCTTTTTGGCAATCATAAACCGGATATTCTTCTCCTGTTTCCGCATCAAAAGCAAAATCTTCATCACTATATTTGCAAATTGAGCAATCTTTCATATCATACCTCAATCAAAGTAAATTTTCGTTTTTTAACAGTTTTTCCGTTATGAAGTGTTCCGTTCATATCTGTGTAGCACCCCATATCAATCGTACTTACCTCACAACCTCCTAGATACACTTGATATTCTTTTCCGACAATAGAGATAGTTCCAAGTGCATTTTCGTTTTCAAAACTTGCATTAAAGTCACTGTAGTCATAAGGTGTACCACAATAAGGGCATTTATTAAGTTTTCTGTCAATCGGTGCGCCACAGTTCACACAATTTGCAATCATTGGTTATTCTTCCTTTGCCTTAAACAGTGTGTCAGGAAATGGAATACCTAAAAAATGCATATTTGCGTACTTCCTAAATGTCGGCACGCTCATACCGGCTATCTTTGCAGCTTGTGCCTGTGAACATCTGCCATGTGCGTATTCCATCAATCCCTCTCGGAATGAATCAATATTTCGTGTCTTAACTCCTTTTGCCATATTTATACCTCCGTTTAGTATTCTATAATACCTTGTGCCAACCGTAGCAGATAGTCGCTTTTAGCAAAATGCGTTATCGAGTAGTTAGTCTCTCTTCTATGTGTTCGTCTGAAATGCTCATTAACCATTCTATCAAGCCCAGTAAGCCCTGTTTCGTCTGCTAGGTAAACATCTGTCCGCTCAAAGTGATTATGCTCCGTATCGGTCACATTAGAAAGCGACAGACATACATTAGTCAGTGTCTTATTGGTCAAGATTGGGTGAACCTTGCAGAAATATGTTTCGTACAGGTTCATGTATCTGCGGAATGCGTTTTTGACTACTTCTCTGATTGTTTCGTTTTCAACACTGTTGTCGCAGATTTCAGAGAATCTATTGAACATATCATCTTTCTTTGCTTGCATATCCTGTCGGGTGACTCTTGCCGTCTGTTTCTCGGAAACAGATGTATGTACCTCTCCATCAATGTTAGTTGATGTATGTACCTTTCCTATAGTTTCACTTATATTATCTTTTATATTATCTATATTATTATTATGAGTATCAACTTTTTGAACACCCTCGTTCAACTTTTTTGAACACCCATTATAATTTTTTGAACAGGTGTTCAATTTTTTTGAACTCCGTTCAGTTTTTTCTTTTTCTTTTCGGATTTGCTTTCTTAATTTTATTTTTTTCAATTCCTCATCATCGGGTTTGACTGCACTATAATTGCAAAATTTTACTCCATTGATAGTTTTCTCCGTCTTTTTAATAAAACCATCATCAGCCAATTTGTTTAGAAGATTAAAGGCTGTTGTCTTTGAGCAATTAAGCCACTCTGCAACATAATTCAAGCTCCCTTTAAACTCGCTCTCATTGTCTTGCGAAAAGCCATATATTAAAGCATAAGCAATCAGTTCATTTCCTGAAAGACCTAATTCCTTTACCATAAACCCTTGAATTGCTATAAAATTTTCATTTTTAATTTTTGCCATTTTATTTACCTCCTACGAAAGATAATAAGAGCGTACCGCCTTATTCGCTCAACTCTACGATTAGTAATAACAACAAACAGGCAGTCGTAGTTCTGCTTTTCGGTAGCTAACCTAGTTTGTTGTAATTGATGTGGTGTGGATTTGAACCACACATAAAGCGTGCACTCTTTACGTTGGAGGGAATCGAACCCATAGGCATAACCCAAATGTTTTTAATCCATATGCCTGTCTCCTAGCCATCCGTTACTTACCCTTTTGTATACACATCAATAGTCGGGGGACACCGACTAGCGCAGATACAAGGACTCGAACCTTGATAACGATTTTACTCGTTAGAGAGATTAGCAATCTCCTGTGATACCATTACACCATATCTGCAAAATATAACAGCCGTAGCGTGACTGCTATATTGAAACTGCTTTTGTCGCTACCTTTGTACAGCTTCTACGGACTTTTTATACCGCTTACGGCTGACTCTTATAGCCTGTCGTAAGTTAGCGCCGACATCGTGAATCGAACACGAACAACATTTCTGTTGGATAGCTTAGCAAGCTATTGGAATACCTTTATCCCATATCGGCACGCGCCGTGGCAACACTGATTGTCGCCACGAATAGCCTTTTGTACTTCAAGGCTACGTAGTGCTATTAACACTACTAAATCGGCAAGGTTGGGAATCGAACACACGACAAATCAGCTATTAGCTGACTACTCTACCACTGAGCTACATGCCAATAGTGAGGCAAAACTAATTAGGCTAGTTTTGCCTCTGCATGAAAAATTCAACAAAGGGGAAAAGCAGAGCCCCTATTTGCAGAAATATCTGCAAGCTGGCTTGGTAGGACTCGAACCTACAACTACTTGATTAACAGTCAAGCGTTCTACCTGTTGAACTACAAGCCAGTAATGAGGGTGAAGTCTAAGGAGTGGCTACACCCTCCGGAGATATAAATTTGTATGTGCTGTAGGAAAAGAACTAACGAAACCTACAGCAAAGGACATGTGAGGGATTGCACCTCACCTAAGACTCACTGATTTGAGTTGCCCTAGTTTAACAATTAATTAAATGGGGTATATATGTCTACTCTGCCTATTACAGATGTCTTTACGACAGGTTGGTTTTCACGCTCGTGCATTGTGGGATTATGCACGATTAACCCCTCACGAGCCTTGTGACGGCTCTTAACAGCTTTCCACTATGAGGGTGAAAGGAACTACTAAGTCCAATGTCGGGGGAACCAAGTAAAACCCCGAACAGGGCATGTTGGATTTGAACCAACGTATGCGGGAATCAAAATCCCGTGCCTTACCGCTTGGCGAATGCCCTATTTATTGCCACATGAAAGCTATGGCAAGTATCTGGCCGAACATTATAGCAATGCTAATGAGCCTTGTGATAGCTGTCTCTTTTTCGTTTAATGTAGCACTTGTCATTCCCAATGCAATTAATGCCAGCCATACTGTTGTTGCAATTTTTAGTACAAACATGATTTACACCTCAAAATCTAATCGTCTTTATTTTCTTTCAATACTGCCTCAGCTATGCACGCAAGAACTAAAAACACTATTGAGACTACCATTGAGCATCGGTCAGAAAAGAGTATTCCGTAAAACATACAAAATAAAATTATCCATGTATACAGGCCCTTAAGAAACATTGGCATGAATTTATAAACAATCTTGTCGAAAATCTTCCATTTGCGCTTAGACTTAAGTTCGCGAGCTTTATCCATGTACCACTCTGCCTTGCTCATATCCTCTGCTACAGGACCTTTATGCCCAGCACGATATTTATACTTGTATGCAGTAATCTCACACCATTTAGCCACATCCTTAAGTCCGTAAATGTCAATCATTTCATCAATGCACTCTTTGCGGTCAGGCAAGTTGTAGTGACTAGGGTGATTTACCATATCAGAATTAATTTTGTTAGACTCAAATCCTGTTAATTTCATTGCCGTTAACTCCTTTACTGTTATATATTATATATAACTAATATTTTATCGTAGTTGTATGTATATATATTATTATTGTGTATGTTGTTTAATTAATATATAACTTATGTTATAATAATAAATACTGCTTGGTGAGGCTGAGGTATAGGTAAAGGCCTTTTTGTTTTTGAGGATATTTGAGGGGCTAAGTGGGGCGGTTTGTCACTTTCCACATACACCCCTAGGGCGTCCAATGCGTGCGGCGTTCATCTCTCAAACATCAAGCATTTTAAATTGTATCTATTGCATATACAATTAACTTCTATGCTTTCAACTCTTCGCTAAACAACTGTTTTGTGAATAGTTATAGTAATTCGGCAGCCCTCAAAGCCTTGTAAATCAAGGGATTAGAATTGTGTATGTTGTATATACAATTACTTGGCATTATCAACCATGTTATCACCCGATAGTGCTTTAATATTCTGACTATTTGAAGCGCCTAATTGTGGCAATTCATTAGCACTTAATGCTCGCGCTTGCTGTCTGCTATCGCTTGTATATGGCGAAGCCCAGCCGTAACGCCTATTGAGTATTGCAATAACTCCGACTGGGTTCTTTGCCCCAGTCACGAGCTTATTAGACAAGCTCTCTTCCTGATATTTTCTCAGTTTTTCCAAAATCTCCGATGCTATCGGGCTTAGCGTATTCTTACCCCAGTCATAAATAGTACTATCAGGAATACCAGTTAAAGAACTAAAACCCAATATACTAACTTCTTTATCATACTTCATACACATATCGTATATATATATATCTAATACATACATAACTAATTCAAAATTATAACTATTAAAGTTACTCTCTTTATACATACCATTATCTAATTTATAATTCTCTTTAGATTTAAAATAATTAATATCAAATAACTTTTTTTGGATATAATACAAAGCACTATTCCAAACGCTTTGTGATTCTTTTTTTATATCCTCAATAGCATTTATTTCACAAAATTCATTTAGATAAAATAATAAATCATTTTCGTATATTTCGATCTGATCTGACATCGCAGCACATCCCCCAAAAAGCCAAAATAAAAAAGCCCGCACCGCCTGGAGTAATTCCAAACGATACGAGCAATCCGGCATTCGCTTATTAATTTAATTAAATTAATAATAATCAAATATACTTATTTTGTCAATATACTGATTATTGGATATATAACAATAACTGTATTGATTAATATATACCACATCAAACACATATATATTAATTATATAAAAAATAAAAAGCCGGCCACAAAAACCGACTTTAAATTTTAGAATGGGCACTCATTGTTATTGTTATTGTTTTCCAGCTCATCCAGCTTATCCAGCACTAATTGATTTACAAATCCATTAATTGTAAGCCCTTGCGCCTGTATCCGGTCTTTTGTGCCCTTCGGCAAAGTAACGCTTATTCTGTCGTAGCTCTCTCTTATTCTGTCGTTCTGTTTCTGTATACGCTTTTTATAGTTTTCAATTATTTTTTTCTCATCCATTTTTTACACCTCATTATATAAATTAATAATATCAATAATCACTGGCAATAATACTATAAATAATATTGCTATACATAAATATATAATAATTAAATTATTATGTCAATAATAATTCATTACATAATATAAATAATAATAGTTATTTCTTATTATATACATCAATTCATTTATTATTGACTTTATTATTACATTAATGTAATTAAATTTTATTGCAATATTTTTTAATTTATGTATTGACATTACATAAATGCAGTGTTATTATAATGTCAAGTCGAAAGGCAAGGAACAAAATAAAAAAGCCTGTCGCAGAGCTGACAACCAAACGACAGGCACCAAACAAAATAATATGAAAGGCGCGTATATTATAACATACGTGTAAAAAGGTGTAAACCATGAGAAAATTAAATTGTAAAGAAGTTAATGAGGCATTAAAAAAGGAAATTATGGACAGTTACGAGAGCGCAGAGGAATATTACACATATGACGGCGCAGAGATGAAAACAGAATATAACGACATCTGCAAGGATATTTTAGAAGCTTTCAAGCGTGAAAAACTTGACAATAATTTGAGATATGAGGCTGGCAAAATGAGCCGTCAAGACTTGTTTATTGATTGGATGCAAGGCCTCCCGACAGCGTTCCCGGTTGCTGATGATATTTTTTTAGGTTTTGCAACTGAATGGTTAGGAAATATCCTAGATGAGACAGAGACAGAAAAGCAGAAATACAGTGATAGCGAGGCAGAACGTACCTCATGCTTGATATTATACAGAGAGCTAAACAAGCACGCACAAAAAGCAAATTAGAGGGGGTGTAAATATATGAGATATAAAATTGAAAAAATTGCAAAAAGAAATAATTTAAACTATAGCGTTGTAAACTTCGATGGTGGCTTCAAGGGCTATGAATTTTGCACCAATAGTTACAGCGAAAAAGCTTTTTTAGAGTCTCTTTTCAGGTTAAAGGATTTATATATAAAAAGTAACCCATATAGTTATTATTTTACTGTAATGTATTTAGATGACTATTTGAACCTTAAAAAATTCGGTAAAATGGTTTTTGAACTCGTAAATATGTTTTGTCAAGCGTTGCACAACGGCAAGACAGCGACCGAGGCCAAAAACATACAATTATATTTTTGCGCGTTGTGCCCGGAATATTTCCCAGCATATGAAAATATTTACAATGAGGCAGCATGGAATTAAGGGGGCGCAACTATGAGAGATTTAATCGAGATTTTAAAGGCTTTCGGGCTTTTTGCGTCATGCCTTGTAATTGGGTATGGTGGTTTGTTTTTATTTTTTTATTAGACACGAATTATTATAATTCACGAGCTAATAGCGATACAAATTAACATGGTGTATTCCAGCCGGTGCAAGTCCGGCTATTAGCTTTATATATAAGGCTTTTCAGGGTCTTATATTATCAATTTAATTATTTTATTTATAGGTGCTTTTATACAGCTTTACGACTGTATATATTGCACTCCGTCCGCGCGTCCGGTAAATAATCGCGCCGAGAGGTTTTGCAAATGCCTTTATATTTGCATCAGGCTCAAGAGGTGCAACGCCTGAACAAATAATTGTGCGCCCTTTATAGGTGATTTGCGTTATGCACCTAACAAAAACAGATTAACGCACGTATGAACCGCGAAAAGGTCAAAAAGTAACCTATAAACCACGCACTAAAACAGAAAAGAGGGTTAATGAGTGGATAACAAACTAACTACGCTTGACGCTGTAGAAATGGAAATAAGAGCACGCTACAATGGTAAATATACGGATGTATTAGGCTATCAGGCAAGCGAGCGCGCCACACGCAAAGCGATAACAGATATTTTCAGAGCTGCCGCAGAGTCGGGCGCGTGTGACGATGTTACTGCACTTATTAGTGGCAAGGAATACCGCCGGACGGCTTTTGTTAATTTCCTGAACCATGAAAATTACATAAGCCCTATTATTAAGGCTTGTTATAGATAGGGGGTGTATTATGTCTAATTATGAGTATTTAGGGAAAAAAGAAATATATAAGCGCGTTCAGGCGCTAGGCTATGAAATGCCAAAAATAAGCGACTTTAGTTATATCAAGTATGATTGCATAGAGTGGATGGAATCGCACGAGTTAAAAATAACAGTTCAAAGGTGCGGTGAATGGTTGCAAGTTGTAGAAAAACGCGCGCACGTTCACCCGGTCACATTATTTTGTGACTATCAAGCCGGAAAATATATTACTTGTTATCATTAGGGATATTTTGTATCCCTTTTTGTCGTGCTGTCGAGCTGTCGCAAGTCGTTCGGCTATAGTTCCGGGCATATGTACATTGACAAATTAATAAAAACAGTTTATGATTTTATGATATACACATTTAAAGCCGTGTATTTGACTCTCTAAGGGCTTTTAAACGTGTTAGCGTGGATTTTATCAAGTGCGCTATAATAAACCACAAAATGAGCCGTTTGCAATGCCTAAAAATATAATTATAGCATTGCAAGCCGTCAAGCCGTGCCGGGTGTGACATGCTACGAGCTAGGCACACCAGCTCGCGGAAAATGTTTGAATTTTCAGAAAACTTCACTCAATTAAAGTGTGGTGCGAGTTCTTTGCAAGTTCTCGACAAGTTTTTGTAAAATTTCGCAAACGGATTTTTGAAATCGAAAAATCCAAAGGTACGGGGGCACTTAATTCATCCTAAAATTTTTAGGGGTTTGAATTTTGAATTGCCAAAAAATAAATGCTCTTGGCACTGTAGTCACTCTCTCCTAGTTCTTCAATCAATTTCTGCCGTGTCATTTCCGGATTAGTCCGGTGTATGTATTCTAATAGTCTGTCTATTTTATCCATATTTTTGCTCCAATAAATTAAATATTTTGTCAGCTGTATATACAATATTCCGTCCGTACAAGCTCATAAAGTCTGCGATTATTTCCTCTGTCTCTATGTCAATGTCACAGCCGTATGAGAACGAGTACACATGCACTAGCTCGTGGCATAGTATCTTGTCGGCCATGTAATCAGACACATTATCAGCTATCGTAATAGTCTTAGTTGTATTATCGGTTACTCCTAAACTTATAGTGCCGTCAGACCGCCTTAATTCGCTTGATGTGGGCTTTTTAAATTGTATGTGCCACAATGTATCATTAACCCTTATATCCATGCTTATACCCTCTAAAAATGGCTATGAGCATTACTACCCATAGCCTTAATAATTACAGTTTTGATGCAAGATTGCTCATCTTGGTGCGCAAAAGGTTGCGTTCATCGGGTGTCATGTCATTTAAAAGCTCCGATATATCTCCGCTCAATTCACGGATATACATGTCAAGAGCTTTCATTTTATGCTCTTTGTCCTCTGTTGAAGCTCCTTTGTGCATTTCCTTTGTCTCGGTATAATGTCTCTTTGCTCTGTCATAATTGCTTTCACTCACATGTGGTGCAATTGGTTCAGAGTAGTACATCTTACCTCGGCTCTTATCCATGTCACGCATATACTCCATGTCGTTGTAGTTTACCGGCATGTGATAATATGGCGGCTCTTCATATCCCCTACGTGTTCCACGACCTTTAGGAGCAAATCTGCCATTTGCATAGCGATATTGGTCGTAATATCTTCTACCACTTTCTTCGCCATATTCTGCCTTAAGGCTTCTTAGGAGTTCTTTGTCGTACTCTTCTTCCTCTTCATCAGCCTTTTTCATAGCCTTGGAAATTATTGAATGATACTCAGCTTCTGCAAGGTCTTTTATCATATCTACGACCTGTCCCATCTCGGAAGTGTCAACATTCTCAACGCCCTTTTCAAGCTCGTTGACAGCTTTCTCTGTAAGACACTCCTGCATTTTGTGTATTCTTTCAACGTGCATACTCTCGCCCCCCTAACCAATTCGATTTACTGTGATGTTAGCATTTGCAACACTGATAGCCTGTGCAGATGTATTCTTGACAGAAATTGCCTGACAGCATCCGCAAGGAAGCCATACATCTGTTGCCATAGACACATTGTTAAATGCTTCAACTGCTGTTGGTGTAGAGATTGCCAGTGTAGATAAGTCCGGCTCGCCCTCGACAGCAATAGCTAATGAAATTGCTCCTGCGGTTCCGCCTGTAGGAACTGCAATATTTCCGTTAAATTCTACTCTGTACTTTGCTTTGCAAGTGTTGGTAGCGCCTTTAAGGTTAATTAATCCGCTTCCTGTTCTGTGTGAAATATATCCTTTATTGCATACAGACGTTGGCGCATCTGTAAATAATACATTTCCGTTTACTGCAACTGTCTGTGTTGCAACATTTGAAAATTCAGCCATAATAAAATCCTCTCTTTCACAAAATAAGGGCAAACATTATAGTCTGCCCTTGGGTTATAAGTAATACTGCTTAGCAGACATAATCTCGACTAACTCTTGACTAAACTTGGACTAATCCTCGACTAAAAATGGTTTTTAATCGGTTTAGGTTGAGTTAAACTCAATTAAGATACTCAATTATTCAGTTTTAGCAATTACAGCCGGTATTGCAACCACAGCCATAGTACGCATTTGGATTAGGTACTGTGTATGCCGGGATTGGTGCCGGGTTTACGGCATTGATAATCTGATTTGTCTGTGCTGCCATTGTACTAGTCAGAAGTGCGTTCTGCCTATCCTGTGAAGCGGCTCTGCGTAAATCATTGTTCTCTGCTGTAGTGTTGCTATCTTATCCTGGCATAAGTAGTCTAATATGCTTCTAAAGCCGGCATTCTGGCTGTCAATAATATCTCTTGTATTATTGTTCATTGTGTTCTGTAAAGCACAAGTGTTAGTTGCCATATTGTAGTTTACACCTTGGATGGCTTCTCTCGTCTCGCAGCAGCAGTTAGCAAGCTGTGACTGTAAAGCATTGGTATTCTGCATATTAGCAACTGTATCAGCGTTTACTGCCTGTTGTATGCCGTAGCCGGTCTGCATGATATTTGTGTTAATACCATTAAAACCTGTGAGCATACTGTTGTTCATGGCATAAAAGCCGTCACAAAGTCCGTTAGAAATGCCGTCTAACTTGCTGATAACCGCCTGATTGTCAAAACCTCTCTGAATTTCGCTTCCGACACCACCATTAGTGCCACCGAAACCACCAAAGCCGTTACCCCAGCCTCCAAATATCGCAAAAACTACGATAAGGAACCAAAGCCATGAGCCGTCATTCCAGTTATTTCCGTTGTTTCCGTCCAAATTCGCCACGATGGGTACGCTTGGACAATTTCCTGTGTTGAACATCTGTTTTACCTCCAAAATTTATTTCATAAAGAGCCGTGCGCACGTTCTCTCATATGCTATATTCCAAAATTACCTTTAATCTGCTTCATTACATCATCAGGATTAATGCCTTTTTCCTTGCATAAGTTTCTTGCCATTTGCTCAATTCCCTTGCTGTTTCCGCTTTGAGCCATGCTCATTGCATTCTGAATCATTGGATTTCCCATTACGCGATTATTGCTCATTATCTGTTGCATTATTCCCATTACATTCATGCTTTTTCACTCTCCTTACTTTGTGTTCGTGAAGTTTTTCTTTGCGCTCCTAAAGATAATTGCTCAATCTTCTCAGATAGTTCGTTGAGCTTTGTCATAATACCCTCTGTGGCTTTCTCTGATAGGTCAAATTCAAGTTTTTCTGTGTCACCTGATAAAATGTCTGTCTTATCATTTAAAACCGGCTTAAAAGTCAATGTGCGTATTGTTCCGTCAGCATTCCAGCTCTTAGCATATATCTCCGTTAAATCCTGTTTTGGAAAAAATGCTACACTGCCATCCATCGGCACCTCGTTGGGATTAATAGTCTCAACTGCCTGTACTACTCTGCCACTTATACCTTGTGTCGGCTCCGGCTGTTGGTATCTCTGATAGCTCGCCATTGGGTTGTACTGATACGCTCCATAATTAGGTGTATAATTCATCATTGGTTGCTGATACGGCATGTTCATCTTTGTTTTCCTCCAAAACTTCCTCTATCGCTTTAATGACAAGGGATAATGTCATTAGGTCGATTTTCTGTAACTCTCTTTTTGCGAATATTTGTTCTCTTACTTCATCGTCAAACATAACATCATCTCCTTATGTCTAAATTGTGGCATAAAAAAAGAGAAGAGCATTTCCATGTTCTTCTCTAATTATTGCCATGCTATTTTCTAAGAATGGCTCTCTATGCGGTCTAATTCGGCTGTTACGGCTTGTGAGACAAACGAGCTTACGGATTTACCTGCGAGTGCTTTAATTCGTTCCTTAGTGCCTTTAGGTAGCAATATAGAGACTCTATCAAATTTAGCGTCATACTTCTTAATCGCCTTTTCCGTATATGTTGGTATCTTCGACATAAATATCTCCTTTCTATTTCCATTTTCACATTCAAAATATGCATCGGCTTGTATAAGAGCTTCCACAATTTCAATTTCTAATTGCTCACATATACTATATACATTTGTAACTGTTTGAGGTGAAAAAAATTGTTTCATTTCATTCGCTAAAGCTTGAATTTTATTCATGAACATTTCTCTTCTTTCGAATTGCATCTAAGATTGCACTATCTTTCTCATAATTTTGAGCAGATGTATTCCGAACAGTAATTGCTTGGTCAGGTTGAATTAAACTCTCAAGATTTTTTCTTAGAAATCTCCATTCTCTTCCAAATTTTGTTCCCTTTAATCGCCCGCTTTTAATCATATTATAAACCGTTTGAGTAGAAACTCTTAATAAATCTGCTGTTTCTTCCACATTCAAGTAATCTGGTCTTTCATCTTCTGGTCTTTCTGCAAAACCTCTTGAGATATCTTCCATCATTTTCGCTTCTTCTGCTCGTAAAGAAATTGCTCCACATTCCTCACATACAAACGCCCTTACTCCTTTTATTGCTAATTCATATTCCCCCCAGCCCGATGTGATTTCTATTTCTCGTTCTATCATATTTCCATGGCATTTATAACATATTTTATTCATTTATTTAATAAGCACAGCCTCTATCATTTATATAGAAGCTGTACGTGTCTCCTTTCAATTTAAGTCAAGTCCTACTATTTCCTATTTCTCTTTATATCAAATAAATTTTCCTCGCCTAATAATCTTCCTACTCCTGTAGGTCTGAAATGACATTTATATTTTTCGTCAAATTTCTTGATGTATTCTAATATGTCCTTGTCGTACTGTTCCATAATATCATCTGTCTGCATTTCAGCTTCATCATAACTCATATCAAACAACTCATACGCCGCGTCGTCCAATACATCGTTGTCATAGTCATATGTAAAATCAATCCTCGGCAAGCCAACTTCTTCAAGATATTTATTAATCCCCATATCGAGCTGATTGCTCAACAGCTTATTTATCTTGTTTCCGTCAGCCGACTCGCTTAAGAAAGCTGATGAGCTGTTAGTGTGGATATAATGTCTGTCGCTACAAAGTTTGGCAATAGCTTCGGCTTGTTTTTTCGGACAGCCGTTATCAATTGCAATCTGTATATTCTTTTCCTGTTGCTCTGCCACATACAGGTCTTTTCCCCCTCTGATTTCCTTTGTCATAAATGCCATATCGTGCTTTCTCCTTTCGTTGCTTGCGCACTTTATATACTATTATTATATAATATTATTTTAATTTGTCAACTAAAACCACATTAAATTTAGCAAGAAGTAAAAAAGAGAAAGAGTGTTTTTACCCTTTCTCTTTTTACACCATGCATAAGGTTTTTCCATGTACCATTCATGTACCAATAGTGTACCATTTTTTATTTATTTATGTGAATATATAACGAATTATATAAAATTAAGATTTCATGTGAAACATCGTCAAATTGAGGTATGTTGCGATTTATGAGGATATAATGAACTATGTTAAATACCCCTCGTAGCAACGATGCCTAATTTCATTTTTGATTTTACCTATTCAAAAATCCATTGTTTTCAGGATTCTTGCCTTTCTATTTTTGATTTATGTACCAATTCTGTACCAATTTAATCGGTTATACTATATTTTTGATTATTTTATATTACTTTGAGTGCTTCTGCTACTCTGTCCATTTCTAAGTTCTTTTGCTCGTCTGTCGTGTGAACGTAAAGGTTCATCGTGATACCTATGTTCGAGTGCCCCAGGATTGTCTGCAAGGTTTTGGGTGTCATACCGGCTTCGATACATCTTGTTGCGAACGTATGTCTTAATACGTGCATTGAAAATCTCGGTATCTGCGCTCTGTCACACGCTTTGTATATTCCGGTATCATACGTGCTGTTTTTCACAGGCGCCCCGGTCTTACACAAAAACACTCTGTCTCTCCATTGAATGTCAATAAATTTGAATGAAGCATTTTTAGCTTTCTGCAATTTCAATAGCGATACGGCTTCATCAGTGAGTGGAATTGTCCTATATCCCGATTTGCTCTTAGGTGGGCCCTCTCGCCATTCACCTGTTGAATGCCTGTACTCTAAGCTCCTGACAATTTTGATTGTTTTGGCTTTAAAGTCTACATCTTCCCATTTAAGCCCCACAAGCTCGCCTGTCCTTAGCCCAGTCTGCAAGGCGAATCTGTATTGATACTCATATGATGTGCCTTTGATAGCTTCACAGAATTTTTTCTGATTTTCAATCGTCAATGCTTCTTTCTTTGAGGACTCCTTACCGATGTCGGATTTTACCATGCGGTTGCACGGATTTTTGGGAATAATCTCGCTTTGATATGCATAGTCAAGCATGTTGTATAGTGCTATGCGCGTCTGATATATCGTTGCTGTCCGGTAATCCTCGTCAGCCATATTAGTCATTATCTTTTGACAGTGGAGCGTATTAACCTCTCGCAGTATCTTATTTCCGATAACAGGCTTTATGTTGCGTTTGTATCTCTCGGTGTAGTTTCTCAGCGTGTTCGGTCTTACTGTGCGCTTCTTAACGCTTATCCAATAGTCAAACCATGCATTAACCAACATGTCAGACGGAAAGTCGGGGTTGCTGTGTTCATCAGTGTACTGCTCATCGGCAAGCCACTTTTTGCACTCTTGCAGTTTTGCAAATAATTTCTGTACTCGTTTTCCATTCTTTGTTGTGTATCTACCGACATAGTATTTGTCTTTTCTCTGACTAATGCCTCTGCCTAGTTCTTTACCTTTCAAGTCCTTTCCCATATTAAATTTTCGCTCCTTTCACTTATGGAAAAAGCCTTATGCAATTTATTATAATATCACATAAGGCTACATAAGTCCACATTTGATTATATCTCTATCGACTCTGCGATATACTTTTCAAACTCTTTTCGCTTGATTAATCGTCTCTTTCCGACATACATAACAAATTGGCACCTTGGGTTGTTTGTTATTTCTCGGAGCTTGTTCACTCCAATATTACTGTATTCCGCAGCTTCATCAATCGTCAGCGTTACTTTTTCCCATATTGGCACTTTGTTAATCATTACCCGACTCCTTTCTATCTTTTCTTTAATGTCTGCCACTCTCCGGGAAGTGGTTGTTTTTGAGATTAATAGTCTCTGTGATACCTCTTCAAGGCTTTTATCAGCAACTAGCAACTCAAAAACTTCCACTTCCTCATCGGTGAAATTGGCATTTTTCATAATCTCTTCAAGTTCCGGCTTAGTAAGTTTTGAAAACTTCATAAGCCTATCTCCTATCCTTCGGTTTTGTTCGCACTGTGTATACAAGTATTTGAGTATCGGCATGAGCTGTTACACGGCCTGTTATCCTCGTACACACATTGTTTTTTAATCGGCTCTATATCACTTATAGTTCTGCTATTCATCTGCTCTCCCATTCCTCGCAACAATCGGTATAATCTGTCCAATCAGCTACATATTCGCTATCTTGGTTACAGCATACCCAACCTTGCGATATATCCTCGTATTGATGATATTTGCAATTTCCACAACATTCATTCATTTTATCATCACTTCCTTTTTGTATTGTTCTGCCATATATTGTCCGTAGCTCATGCCCTTACTCTTAGCAATCTCGCAGATTTCCGCAAGTTTGTTTTTCTTAACAGGCTTTCTTTTAAGTCTTTTCTTCTCTCTGATTTTCCTTAATTCCGTAGCTCTCTGCTGTCTATGTGCTTCGCAACACGTATTTTGGTTAGCTGCGGTCGGTGTAAATATCTTGCTACAGACTACACACTTAGTTGGTTTGTAGTGCTTCATTGCTATCTCCTTGCTTGATATTCAGATTTTTAAACATAGCGCACATAACATCTGCCACAATCGAGTTGCCGAATTGCTTATACAACTGCGTATTGCTGTTTACTGCTGACATTTTGTCAATATCTTCATCAGATACACCCATCAACCGTCCACACTCTCTCGGTGTTAGCTTTCTGATACGATATTGCGTAGCAATATGGCTATTCGCATATCCGTGTGTGCCAGCTACAAGATTAGCAGATATGCCATTATCAGAAATAACTGTACCACATTGGGAACCATTGCTTGATATTTGACCGACTTTTTGGATATTATTTTCAAGCAATAAATTATCTTTTTGCACTGTTGTCAGCGTATTAGATATATCATCTTTTCTAGGCTCTAATTCCGTCATATTGTGCCTACTTTCTTGTATCCGACCGCTTTCGTACGCTTTCCGTATCTGTTTGCCATATTCTGTCCGTTTGGGTGTTAATACTTGGCTTTCTATAACAAGATTGTCTTTCTGCACACTCGTTAAGCAATTACTTGTGCCTTGCATATTTACTTCTAATCTCTGCTCCGTTGGGTTTCCCACAGTTCTATCTGACGGATTATCAGGATTTCTGCCACGCATAGCAACTATGCACATATTGTCTTTATGACTGCCTATGCCTTTATAATATCGTGATGTCACTGTACTTGCAGTAGGTGTATTAATGTCACATATTTCCGCATTATCTAAGCTGTCTAAGTGTCCGTTAGGCATTTTATCTAATTTGCATGGAATTTGCTCTTCAAGAATTTTCGGCTCTTGATTTCCGCCTTGCATTGTGCTCAATGTTGGACTACACCCCCCCACGTCATAAATTCTGTTGGTGCTCTCAAATTTTGATTCAAGAGAACCTATTACATTTACATCTGCCATTACTTCAATCACTCCACCACTTGTTTTATTGGCTCTTAGGGTAGGACAAATACCCCCCCCCTAAGTACCTTTTCACCACCGAATTTTTCACTTTCAAAAAGCACTATTCCGATAGCATCTGTTAGTTTTTCCATTCAATTACTCCATTACTTCCATAGTTATCAAGGCCTTTATAATCTCTTGCCCTAAGAGTTACGGCTACATCAATCGGTTTATCTGCTTTCTCTCCCATATCCTTTAACAACCAAGTTTCCATCTGACCGCAAGTTTGATATTCCGCAGTCATATCTTGCCTTGATACAGTTTGCAACTTCTCTCTGCTGTGGCTTATTGATTGTTCCGTCAACGCAAGTCTGTCTGCCTGTCTGTCTGTCTGTCAAGATTGTGTTGTGGCAATGTGCCGTCGTCAATAAGCTGTTTTATCAGCTTGTCAGCCTTTTCATTGTTGATATAATACTTTTCATCTACATTATCCTCAAGATAGTCTTTCAACTTCTTTTTGAGCGGTATAGGCTGCGGGAAATGATAATTGTACTCACCTAGGAATGAAAACATAAAACATCTTTCACGATTTTGCGCTACACCATAATTTTTAGCATTCAAGTCTTGATAGTAATTTGTGTAGCCAAGGCTTTCAAGGAAATCTAGCCACTTTCTAAAGTCGGGCATATTATCCTGACTATGTACTTGTGGTACATTCTCCATGAATAAAATCTGTGGCAATTCTCCGTTGTTATCTCTGATTTCTGTTAGTATTCTTTCAACTTCCCACAACAGACCGCTTCTTGTACCACTGCCCTTAGACATTCCGGCTTGTTTTCCGGCAACTGATAAATCCGTACAAGGGAATGAGTAAGTAAGTAAGTGAATGCATTTGTGTCGCAGATATTCAAATCTTCTGCATGAACCTTAGTTATATCCATTGTAGGAAAATCTGTGCCATGCACTGCGTTATAGCTTGCTATGGCATACTTATCAAACTCCACAACTCTGTAATGCTCAAATTTAGCGCCTATTCTCTTTAGTGCCATTGCCTGACTGCCGTAGCCGGCAAATAATTCTATCAAGCGGATAGGCTTTGTTATGCTAATTGGTTCTCTTGTGAAGTCAAATATGCTCATTTGATTATCACAAGAGTAATTGTCAAAATTCATTTTCTCTTACCAAAAGGAAACCTCGGTTTTATGTCGCGACAACCTATTCCTTTCTGATAGATTAATTAATGTTTAATATTTTCACTACACCACTGCTCTTGTATCTCATCATCAGTCTTATCTCGTCCACGGATGTCGTACCATGCAAGCACTACCTCTGTCAGACCAATTATGCCGAATACTATGAGGGTGGTGTATACTACTGTTGTTAAGTTGGTCATTCTGCATCACTCCAATCTAACTTTTCATTCCTAATCTCCTACAAACTGTGTTATATCCACAATGCAACTCTTTCGCGATACCTGATATTGTAAATCCTTTTTTGCGTAACTCTATGACTGCCTCTCTTGTAACATCTGCTCTTGAGATAATGTTTTTCATTCTGTTGCCGCATCCCCTCATGTATTCTGTCGGAACATATTGAACAATATTATGTTCTTTTATATGCAATTCGGATTTCATCACTTGTAAATTTGAAATTTCGTTATTTAGTTTATTTCCGTCAATATGATGGACTACGATATTAGGCGGTAAATCATAACCAACCATATATTTACCTAATATTCTATGAACAGAAACTTTATCGTGTTTTATTGAAATTCCAGCGTAGCCACGATACATATAAATTTTATATTGGCTGTTTGGTGCGACATTTCTTCTGTTGCATTCTTCTATAATTGCTTTTTCTAAAACGGAATAATCTACAATGCAACTGCATTCGTTTACAAATTCCATATTTCTACACTTCCTTAAAATCTAATCTTTGACCGCAATGTTTACAATACTTTGGCTTGTTGTCGTAAGGCATTTCACAACAAAGGTTTGTGTTGCAATTGGGGCATAAATCATAGGGCCTTCCGTTTACTCCTTTCCATTCATGCCATATTCCCTTGCTATCGAAGCAACCATCGTGTACGGGTTTCTTTGGTATCTGTTTTTCAAGTGCTGATATTGCAAATCTAATTGCTTCTAAAACGTTGTAATCAGGGTATGGCTTCCATCTTTCTTTTAGATACTCAAAATGCATTCGCAAAAATTCAATTGCTTTTTTCACTGTCATGTTATCCCTCGATTCCCACAGTTTTGCTGTAAAGTCCTAGCTTTTTCATTTTTTTAAGAAAAAGCTTCATTTCATATCCTGTAAGGCCAACATTAGTGTTTCCAATCTTCTTTTCGTCCATCAAGTCTCTGCCATACGACTGTAAAATATGACGGCCTGAAGCTTTATGCCAAATGTCAACGCGCTGCCAATAATTGTACTTTATATTGTAGCGTTCATATTGAGCACCATGCTTATCTTCACAGATTTTGTTGAATCCAATCTCTTTTAACTTTTCGTCTACGCTTTTAAATATTCTCATATTATCCCTCACTTTCTAACAACTCTGGATTGTCAAAGACGTTTCCGACAACTTCATATTCAGTATCATATTCAAGCCTGTGCTTATAATATTTTTCGTTAGGAATTGTACATATAATTTCAAAATCTCCGAATGTTATGAGCACATTCCCCTTGCTATTATTTATTTTTACAATATCATTCTCCCAAATCAGCTTGCCGTTCTTATCTTTCAAGCCTGTACATTGGCAGATAGTGGTTGGGTCTACTTTGTACCATCCGTCTGTCTCTCCGCTAGAATAAAACATTGTGTTAGGTTCAAATATTAGATGAACTTCTTTGCCATACATATCTAAACCTTTTACATAATATCCTTGCACCCATTTTCCACCGTTATAGACTCTCTTTGCCTTGAATAAGTATCTATCTTCCATATTCTCTCCTATTCTGCTTCTGATTGAAGCCAATCTAACATACATTTTTTACACGCATCTTTATCATTCGGATGGATGCACGTATCATAGTTTCCTTTTTTCCAATTAACCATATGCGGGCAAAGATTGAACTCTGCTAACTCTTCATCCGACATATTCCTTATCCTGTCGGCATTAGTCTGTTTATCACTTTCCACAATTTCAAAATATTCATCAATGAACTCCAATACAATTTTTAAATTGTATGAGCTGTACCCAATGTTGTAGCCATTCTCACCAACATTTCTGTACTGTACGCTATAATAAGGTTTACTATCTATCATTTCCATGATAATAGACAAGTCGGTTACTCTTTCTTCTTTTACTTTGCTCATTCCAATGCCCTCCACACATCATTAGGTTTATTTATATTCCACACACTAGGTATTGTGTCTTTAACTAGACACAAACCCTTTTCATTTTCAATTTTCCCAAAAGGACAAGTTAGGCAGTCGTTATCCTCGCACACTGTCTTGATTATTTTCAGCGCAGTTAGAATGCTTTTTGTCTCTACCACTACTCCGTCAACTTCTTTTTTCATTCTTTCCACCTCTCAATTTTTTTCTCGATTTATATGGTCTGTATTCACATTTTCCATTTCTTTTTCCGCAGAAAACATAATCATCATCATTTTTCATATGACAGTGTTGACAAGTTCTGCATTTTTCAAAGAAGTTTTCATCTTCCATCACTGCTCTCCTTATCTGGAAGTTTGGCTAGTTTCCATACTGTACACCTATTGCCACTCCACGATGTTGCTCCATTGTTCCAAACATAAACGCTCCCATTCTCATATTTCGCAAAATATCTTTTAACCCACTCGCAAAAAATGTTATCTCTTACCAGTATTGGTGTATCAACTGCAACTTTTGACCAGTCAACAGGCGGTTCAACATATTTGCTATTCGCCCATTTTTCCGTTTTATCCCCGCAATAGACATAACTGTGAGTATTGAATAAACAATCTTTACACTCTAATTCATAGCACGCTATCGGCTCTAATGTTGCTTTGTTAACTGCTATTTTGCTACCATTACAAGCAATATCCAAAATCTTTTCTGCAAATTTCTCTCTATTTGTCATTGTTTTGCACTCCTTTCCCATAATCCGGCATATGTTTGAATCTCTCATATGCCTTATTGTCCCTATGTGTTTCCATGTAGGCTTTCTGCCTACTATCGTTTGAATGCTTTATATGAGCATTCTGTGTACTATCATTTTCCCGCACATAACTCATTAATCAATCACCTTTATGTACCTTTCATCAACGTAATTAACTTCATCAGCAAGGCATTGTGCCACCTTTGGCAATGTCAGACCGAATTGATTAAATTTATACAGTGTGTCTATTAAGTCCCTAAATTCTGCGATAAACTCTTTAATTTCCCTAACCGACAATTTAAACATCAGCTTAAGTGCCGTACATGCTAAAACCATGTAACTGTATGCCGTATCATTTAAAAGCTGTCTCGTGTCGTTTATCGTGAGTGGATTATTTCTCTGATAAATTCTAATCAACTGTTGCATTGGGATTAAATTAATCTCTTTCTGCACGTCAATGCCGTATCTCACTTTCAAAAGTTCGGCAAGCGTTTCGGTTTTCATTTCATTTTCGGTCTGTGCCCTTTCAAGGTACTCATTTATGGTTCTTTCAAGCCTTACAATGCGCTTATTTCCAAATCTATGATGCAAATACAGTACATAGTAGCCTAAGTCCATAAAGTCTGTGAAAGACCGACTTACGAGCTTTCTGCGGTTATTGCTGTTTTTCAGCGTAACTCTTTCGGATTTTGTCCACGTAAAATCCGGCTCTTTGTGCTTTTTCTTTGGTTTCAGTTTGTTGCTCATATTTCTTCATTCTTTCTTCAAGTTCTCGTTTTGCCCTGATAAAACAGGCTTCGGCAGTTTCTTCTGCGACTTTTACAAGTTCTTTACCACGCCACCGGATAGTTATTTTTGCTTCCTTGCTATTGGTTTTGTAAATCATTTGCAAGCCATATTTTCTTTGCAGTGGTCGGTAAAACTCGTAAAAATCTTTCAAGGAATCCATTGTGGGCTCCTTTCTTTTATCTTTTGTCGTGCCAAGTTCGCCTTTTCGCAAGTTGCATTCTTAACGTTCTGCTGATAGTGTTTTTCACAGACCTTATATCCGGGCTTCACCGGATTATCGCAGAAAAAACATAGTCCTTGTTCATATCTGCCGGTTCTTTCAGGCATTTTAACTCGTGCTCTTCTCATTGTTTCCCGGCAAAATGTGCAAGTGGTATGCCCCGGGTCTGCTTTCCTTTTACGACAACGTGTGCATATGCCATTTTCCTTGTCTTTTTCGTATCGTGCTTTTCGCCATGCTTTTTGTCGCTCATTGTATTTTTCAACATCAGTAGCACGTATCTTTGACATGGATTCGGCTGATTTTGCCCTACACTCAATACAGCTTTTTTCATCACCATACAGCAAGTTCTTGCCACATCTAGGGCAAACACCAACTGCCTGTAATTTTTTATAAAGCTCTCGGCCATATGCTGTGCGTTTGCTGTTACATGCCGTACAAACCACACCTTCTCTATCGAGTGGTTTTCCGCAAAGCACGCAAAGGTTACTGGCTTTTCGTTCTTCATATCTCTGTCTTGAATACTTGTCTTTTATCATTTTTCGCTAGGAGTAAAGCCAGCTTTAATTGTGCGCACAAACCTCTTTACCTCCTATCTTTTCATCTGCTCGATACGTTCCTTAATTTCTCTTGGCATTGGAATACCTTTAATCGGCTTATTTTGGCTTTTATTATCTTCAAGCGATAATTTTATCGTCTGTTGATTTTTAGAGCTGATTTGAGCCGAATACGAGCTTTTATTGGTACTTTCAATCAATGCCTGTATATCCTTTGGCATTTTTTGATATTCCTTTGCTCGATTAACAACTGTCCTGTAGGTTCTCATAAAGTTTGACTGCACTACGTTTTCAATGCTGTTTATGTCCGTCAGTGCCCAGTTTCTAAGATTATCAGGACTTCCGACAGCCTTTTGTACGAGTGGTGGTAGCTTGTTAAATTCTTCAACTGCACCATAGTAGCCATTTCGCAGCGCCCTGCTAACAAGGAACCACGCTTCCATTTCGTTAAGCTCCTGTGGGGATTGAACCTCATGCAGTTTGTTAATTAGCTGTCCGATGCTCGGTGCAAATCCGCTTGTATCAGAATGCACGTAAGTTTTCAGTGCCATAGATATTTGGCTGTAGTCATATTCTTCCAACATCATATTCCACACATCTACTGTCTCTGATAAATTGCTCGGCTTGTAATTGGGGTAGCAATCACACATTATGCGAATGATTTTAACTGTCTCGTCTCTTGTCATTTCTCTACCTCATACATTATCCCAATCAATGGCGCCTTTGTTAGTCGAGTGTGGCTCGTTATCCTTTAGTGCAAACAGCCCTTGCCAACAATGGTCTACTGACTGATTAAGGATTTTAATAGCCAAATCGTTATCGCCATTTGATAACTTCTCGATAGTGTTCATAGCTCGGTGCAATGCCATTTCGGTGCATATTGGCTTCTTAATCTTTTTCCGCATTGTCAGATATTCCTGAAAAGCACTCTCTAGCATTGCATCATCAGGATAGTAGACAGTTTTCTTTTTAGATATTGATTTATCAATATCTTTTTCTTTTATATCCTTATCTTTACTATCCTTAACTATACTATTCTTATCTATACTTACCTTACCTATACTTTCCTTACCTACGGATACATCTTGTATACATTTTGTATCCATTTTGTTTACATCAAGCGTATATGCCTTATTTTTCTTTAATCCCAACATTGATTTTTCTTCAACATAATCAGTAGGTCTGTATCTGTCTGCCTGTATGTAATTGTGCATTTTCCAATGCTTAATCACAATTACACCGCTTTCAAATAAGAGCACAAACGATTTTGCAAGCAATAGTTTAAAATCATCATCGGAAGCACCACACATTCGCTGTATTTTCTTAGGATTATTAACAAATCCATCATCGTCAGCATTCATAGATAGGTGAAAATAAAGCATTTGAGTACTGCTCGGCATATCGAGAAAAGCGTCACTTTCAGTTATTTTCTTAGCAAACATTCTACGTTCTGCCATTTTTAATCTCCCATTTCCTCAAGTTTCGGTTGATGTATTTTAATCTTTTCCCTCGTGGTTTATATTGTTATACCTTTTTCTCAACGTGTTCTGCACCTTGTTCATTCCATTAATGCCACCGACAATAAAAGCTATCTCTGCTCTATTTTCCGTTGCCTTTGTTTCTGCTTCCATATCGTGTAGTCCGTACTCTACCTGAATAATTTCATTTGCAGTAATTCTTTTCAGAATTTCTTCACATTTCTTTTTGCTTAAAATCTTCATTCTGAATCGCCCACTTTCTTATCTCCAATTAGTTCCGATAGTTCCATCGGGATGGATAATAATATTTGAGTATCCATCTTTATAATCATTGTTTCTCTGCTGACACATATCTCCTAATGTCAATCTTGCATGTTTTCCCATATAGTCAAATGTTGCATATACAAAGAAATCACCAATCCTAAAGGTATGAATATCAATATCATCATCATTCTGTAAATCATTCCATATTTTTACAGGATAATCTTTCTTTTCAAGCCCACTTAAAAATCTGAACGAAAAATTATCAGCTTCCATTTTCATAAAATCTTTAATATACTCAATCGTTGGATTTTCAACTACTGTTTGCACTGTGCAATTAGGAAAATCACTATGGCTTTTATGCACATAATCGTTATATGATAAGTTGATATGTGCTAATCCGTTAAGTTCCTTTGAATATCCAGTAGTATTGATTGAACAAAATACATTGTTACTATGCTTTTTGTATGTATCAATAAGTTCTGAAACATGGTTAGGATATAGTCCCGGCTCTCCGCCTGTAATTGTGAGCCTTGCATTGGGGTGTTCCAACAATATCTTTTTTAACGACTCAATCTGTGCCTTAAAATTATTATCGCCTTGCATAGGGTTCTTTCTCTCTAAGCAAAACGGACAGTTATAAGGACATTCCTGCGTTAATATCAACTGTACATTTATTCGATAATATAAAGGTCTGCCAAGAGATGTTTTATCTGCCCTATTCGCAAGCCTGTACTGTAAATCGTTTTGCATTTCAGCTCTTATATCATCGTAAGAATTAAAATGTGGTATTTTGTATAACTTACTGCTCATCACTTTCACCCTCTTTCAACAAACCCATAAATTTCTCATACTGTTTCTGCGATACTTTGTTGTGCTCTTTTTCCGGCTTTAAGCGGATTATAAGGTGCTTTTCCGCGATAGATGATAATTCCCTCGCTAACACCTTTTTGCCTTGCTGTATGCCTTGCATATAGCCTTTAGGTGCTTTTCTCTCGCCTATTGAACCGCTAGCACGATTTTCTCCTTGGCCACCTATACTGACATTCCTAAGCTGATAACCTTTATCAGCATATAACTTGATGTAATACTTCTCTTTCTCGTCAAGTTGGCTTTCGGGGAAATTCAGAAATTCAACTCGCCAACCATAAGGATTTTTCTCTTTGTCGTATAGCTTATGTTTGCGTAAACTAAGGTCTATATGCTGCTCATAGCCTACAAGGTGGCTTGCCAATCTGCTAAGTGTATGTACCGCCTGTCCGATATACGCATACTTAAATCCGTTTTCATCTTCTCGGAGTAGGAAGTAAATCCCACTCCTGTCATTCAGCTTTGGATTGAGCTTCAATAGTCGCTTTTTATTCTCCTGTTCTATCGCCTTGGCTCTCGCTATGTTCTGATAATTCAAGTGTTGCCACCTGCCTTTACTATCTCGATTGCCTTGTCAATTTCAATCGCTTCTCTTTCCCCCATCAGACTTCCATCCTCTCTGTAGTTCGGATTCTTTTCTTTCTCTAACTGCTCCACAACCTTGTCTACATCATAGGCGGTCGGATATTTATCCAGTAATAGCAATACTGTATTTGTATTGAGCAAAGTTCCATTGCTTAAAGTAACCGATTCTAAATCTTTCTTTAGTGCATCCGCGTCAATTAATCTCATTCTTATCACGCTCCAATAATATACATTCAGTTTCAAAGAGTTTTTCAGATATATCTTTTGAATTAACTCTATCCTCAAATTCCTTGATAAAATCTCTGTATGCCTGTTTTCTAACTTCTCGGTCATGCTTGGTGCAATCAAGCTTATCAAACGAAACAGTGACTCTTCTGACAGAACTGTAATTCGGCACATCAGGGTTAAGATTTATGTATCTTTCACTGCATATCGGTATGATGCCATTTTTCTGTAATAATTCTGCAATCTGCGATGTAAACGCTCTTGTAATTACATACTCTTTCCGGTCAGCTATTTCCTTTGCAATGTTCGCAAATACTTCGTTTGTATAATCCATTATTTTCCCTTTCTAGGACAGCCATTATTTGACTGTCCTGTAATCAACCGGCTCTTAGTTAAATGGTAATTCCTCGTCAATACCATCAGGAATTGACATAAAGCCATCATCGGGTTTTGGCTGTGGCTCTGCGCTGCTGCCACTTGAATTTTTACTGTCGCAAAACTCAAGCTTAGATATGTTGCAATCGTTAGTGTAGACTGTGTTTCCATCTTTATTCTTGTAACTACCTGTAGTCCACTCACCGATAACTGCTATCTTTGAGCCTTTAAATACGTGCTTCTCTACTGTTTCAGCAATCTTGCCAAAAGCCACGCAGTTAATGAAATTCGCCTTATCGTCTTTCTTTTTAAAATTTTTATCAACGGCAAGTGTAAACCTTGCTATTGCCATTGCATTTTCACCCTGTGTATATCTAATATCCGGATCGCGTGTCAATCGTCCTAAAAGTGTTACAATATTCATTATTTTTCTCCTGTCTGTTTAATTTTTAAAAAGGGCACTCATTAGGATTAGCAAGTAGCCATTCCTTGTTGCGCTCTGCAACATCCACATTTGCCCCACAAGCGACTTTTTTCATCTTCTCGATAAAACTATCTCTATCAGCGTTTTCTGCCGATAGATGGCACATTATGACGTTCTGTAAGCTATCAGAATAATTTGCCTTAACGAAATCACAAGCTGTGTCAATGGATAAGTGACCTCTGAATACATGGTTAGCTTTGCCTGTGTTATCCCTGTCGATTAAATCTTTGTCATAATTCACACCTAAGAGAATGTGGTTTATGTCTTTAAACTTCCACTTGACAACTTCACAATCGGTTATATAAAGCATTCTCCCCATTTCCTTGTGAGTAATCAGAAAGCCATATATCGGGCAAGGTTCGCCGTTTGCGTGTGTGTGTGTCCAGCTTCCGTCTATTGTCATTAAATCAAAAGGTTTTACTGTAAATTCGCCCATGTTCATTGACATATAATCAATCTTCAAATATGGTGCATAAATCGGTATTCCCATTGACTTAAAATCGTTTAATGACTTGCTGTGGTCAAGGTGCTTATGGGTGCATAACACACCCACAACATCTTTAATGTTCCAATCTAAGCCTTTTTTAATCTCCTTAATCGGTATTCCACAATCAAGGATAAGTGTTTCTCCGTTGTTGGAAGTTAAGGTGTAGCAATTACCTGTACTTCCTGTTGCTATGCATTTAAGTTTCATTTAAGCACTCCTTTAATACTTAATATTCATATTTCCGTGTTCATTAACCCAGTCGATAGCTTCTGCGTATGTCACGCCATTGTTTTTCAAGATGTAAAGCAGATTATGGAATTTAGGGTGTGTTTCTTTCAACCTTAAAAATCTGCTTTCTTTCTCTAAGTGGCATCCGAACCCACACAGTACACAACCGGTTCTTTGACAGCCTGTGGTTTTCAGCAACGGTCTTTCCTTGTCAAAAATCCCGAAATCAGCAAATGACATCTGATTTTCGCATTGCCCCATAGCTTCATAATCTGTGACTACCTCGCCATAAACGGAACATGTCGCTCCGTATTCTTTAGGAAAATACGGAGCCGTTGCTCCTGTTGTTCGGTAAACATTTCTCTTTCCGTATTTCATCACCTCGTCTTTTGTCGGCTTAATTCTATAATATGCATTAGACATACTATTTGCATTTTCTCCGATGTACAACAGCACATCCTGTTCTGTCCAGAATGACATGGGATTACTTGTTGGAATTTTCAAGTCAAATCCATTGCAACCATTCTGTAACCATTGTGAAGTCCTCAATTTGCTTTCACTAGCCATTTGAGCGGTAATAGGCATTCTGCCTGTATCTTTGTTGTATTGGTGCATAGGCTGTTTCTTCATTACCTTGCAACATTGATTAGATACTTCAAATGGTGCATTTAGCATAAATAAGTACTTTGACCTGTCATACATACTGCCAAAATCTTCACGCTTGACACCAAATAACTGTTTTACTCTGATAGGTGCTTTCAGAATTTCGCTAGGGATATTCCCCATCTTTAAATCCGCAAATGCTTTGTTTTCTTTGTCTGCTCTCCTGTCTATTCCTATCAGGTCGGCTATGCGATAAGCAAACGGAATCTCTGTCTGTCTGTCTGTCTGTCTGTCTGTCTGTCTGTCTGTCTGTCTGTCTGTCT